GGGCGAGTTATCGGAGAAATTAAATCCGGGGCCTTCGAACTCCCTTCTCCAGTGCGAGACGCAATCTGCAACCTTGTCAACCCCCCCAAAGGCCCAAAAGCGGAGGAAGCGTCGCTCAAAGGGCTCGCAGTCAAGTGTACAGAAGCGACTGCCGCCCCGCCAGAAGAAATGATGCGACGTGCCGTCGCACTGTTAGCTGAGCGGACTAAACACTCGTCAGTGGCCTACGACCCTGATTGTCCTGCCAGCGTAGAAAAGAGAGTTTTGGAGGTAATTAATACGTCTACATTTAACTTCCAGTCGACCCCAGTCAACCCCCTCAATAATATTTTCAAAAAGAATGCGGATGCTCTATCCGAAGAGGGAATCCCACTGCTCACTAAGTTAGTGGTGGACCGTTTAGTTAAGATACATAAGCTAACGGAGGAGGAAATCGATGCGATGAGCCCGCAAGAGGCCATCGCTCGAAATCTCGTTGATCCTATATCAATCTTTGTTAAAGAAGAACCTAATCCCGAGCGCAAGCTCCTCACAAAGACGGTCCGTATCGTCTGTGCTGTGTCTCTCGTCACTCAGACGATTGAGCGGGTTTTTTTCGAGGATTTGGCCGACAAGCAGATCCTGAGTTGGGACACCATTCCACTCAAAGCGGGTATAGGTTTCGACAAAGCGAATCTTGAGAAATTCATTCGAGGTTTACCAGAAAAGATCAGGCGTGGCGTCGTTGACATGGACGACGTTAGTGGATACGATTTTAGCCGCAAATTGTGGCAAAATCTCATGTACATTGATTACGTCAATAGAATGATCGACGCTTGCAGCGCGACTCATTCCCTTATTCGCAAATTTGAGAAACTTATGATGAAGCAGATCTTTGTGAATGGCAACGGAAAGATGTTCATGATCGAAAACGAGGATGGCGATTTGATTCCGATACAGCTATCCGGCCGCTTTATGACAATCTTCCAGAACTCGGTAGTGCGAGTCCTAGTCTCATACCTTTACCAAATGATGGCGTTGGGAAAGGCTGATGATGAAGTAGCAGCAATAGCTGCGGGAGATGATTGTGCGGCCTCCGGAAGTGATACCAAACCAGAGACTATGGATGCTAGAAAGAAATGGCATCTCGAAGTAGCGGGTTGGAAACTGACCGACGTGGTATCCACAGAGAACAGTAACAAACTTGAATTCTGTTCGCACGTCTTCGACCTGGAGACAGGCGATGCTCTCCCATTGAATTGGGGTAAAACATTATTCCGGTTTTTAAATAAAG